GTTGTCAAATAGAGGATATCACCCAAAGGTGATTAGAGAAGAGTAAAACAAATCCAAATAGATTGGGCAATGGCAGTTAAAGTACCTGCAGCTCCCGTCAATTCAATTTGGAGGTTTACAACCCCAGAACTAGAATTTATCGCAGCAACATAGTCACAATCGATAGTAAAATATCCACCAGCAACGTTAGTTACATTTATATAACCCGAGGAGCCTGTAGTAATCGGGGACCCGCCAACAGCGATACCTATACCTGCGAGAAAAGTCTCAGCAGAAGTATCTTTAACTGTAGCACGGCCTTGGATCCTCCAGAAACCTGTGGGTAATGTAAAATCAGTTGTATTAGTGGCAAGTGTCACCCCTATAGCATTCCCAGTTGGGTTACTATTAAAAGCAGCACTAGCAGTCACACCTGATGTAAAAGACTGAGTATTGGTATTAATCCAAATGGCAGAAGTCGAAGACTTCAAACCTTGGTTATTAATTAACAAAGGAGCACGAAGCTCGACTGTATAATCAACAAATAATTTCCCAATAGCACTTGTACCGGATTCATTATTTGTACATATGTACAAATTTCCGACATCAAATGTCTTTATATCACCAGGCATAGACGCTGTTCTAACATATCGAAAAGGCTGAGTTGCATTTAACGTAGAAACATCAACGTTATAAGCTAATGGCTCTAAAACTGAACCGGCACGGGCACCTTGATGGTCCACGGCTAGGTTCTCAGTAGAAGGAGGAGTATTACTTGCATCAGGGTCGACAATCATCATAACATCCCCCGCGGTAGCTGTTGAAACAACAGGAACGTAGCGGAATACTAATTTAGTGAACCTATATTGAGCAAATAAAGACGATAAAGTAGACAATCGCGGAAACAATGTCACGTTACCAGGATTTATACTGAGAGCGTTTGCGACTCCAAAACCGGTGGAACCGGCTATAGAGCCTAAAACAAGTTCAGAACCTGTATGTACTGTAACATCTTTCCTCTTTGTCATCCTATCCTGTTGGGTAGAGATTCTAGTTCCCATAGCTACGGGAGCTGAAACTGATTGCCCTTTAAGGATAGATAACGCTTGATTCGTCTTATTAGACTTATTTTGTGGTTTCTTAGAAGGAACCGTGTTCTTCTTCACTCGAAACTCTTCGTCAAGGATCTTTAAAAGCTCCAAACGATTCGAGTCACGAAGAGATTGCTTCTGCTTGCTTTTAGGGCCAGGATTTGTCTCAATACCAACCAAAGTTGGCTTTTGAGGCTTACCGGGAGCCTTGTTGAACTTTTGTAGATACTCAACCATCTGTTCTAACAAGATCATCTTCACATCATCCAAAGGGATATGTGGATATCTGTTATGAATACGGTCAACGATCATAAAAGGTGTAACACGAGCCAAAGCACGAGCAGGGTTTCCTAACGTCTGGATAATCCAGTTCCTAATTATAGGCCATTTTCCGGCAGCTATCTTCTCTTTAAGGAATTGATTAAATTCAACATTCTCCTGAGGGCCGGTTTGATCCGGATCAGCTTTATGTTGGTTATTAGACAATTCAAGATCTTCTATAACGCATGTGTCAATAGATTGCATGTAGTATGGGATACCTCACATACAAGAGGGACTATCCATCTGAGTGTAACCGGTCACACCGGAAGCGCCGTGTAGTCTCTTGGCATTTTGATTAGCACAGAAATATTAAGGATCACAACCACTTAAGTTTGTGAACCACTGTTTTGGGCTATAACACACTCAAACCCCATATGAAGTTTAAAGTCTTTCAAGGACTTGCTGATATTGAGGTAATAAATTAAAAGGCGGACAAGAAGGTAGGTTTGAAGAGACAAACCTAACATGGCGATAACGCTCAATGGTCTCTAAAGACATTGGTTGTAAACGCCCCTTCTTTGCTTTGATCTTAGGAACGACAATCTCGGTCCAACCAATCTTATCAGTTTGACTAATCCGACTTGCATAAGCAAGCTTCGCTAGCCAATCATCTGATATTGATTCGGACTCATGTTGCTCTAAAGGACCTGGCAATACTATCATTCTCCAGTTCGGTAAAGCACCTGTCAGGTCCCTAGATGGGATCGACAACGCTTTCGTACGGTAGAGAGCAAGATTAGGTTGTGATACAGACAAAGCAGCAACTAAACGTTGTACTTTCGTAATCTTATACCCACTTGGCTTATACTTTGGATCCATACCATATCCAAGAAGATGGACAGGTAGATACCAATTAGGTGTAAAAAAGCCATCATCTTTTCTCTTCCAACGTTTAAGAACTGCAGGGATAGCAGCTGAAACCTTTGGGTATAAATCAATCATCTTCCCTAGTTCCCGAGTAATCTGTGTAGGTAATGCGTAACCTTCACCCTGAACAGGGTTGATCTTTCGCAGAAACTTCTGATTGAAGTAACCTACCCGGACAATCTCGGAACCACGGACAGTAAAAACTTGAGAGTTCATCATACAAGTATGTGGACTACAGTAGTTCTTACCCTGTGAGAGTTTAAAACCAGCATCAGTTGCAGATTGTAAAAAGAAAGGGAAGAAGTCAGGTGGAGACATGAATAACATATCATCACCATTGACCAGAACGTTCTGGACCATTAGATCCCGGATTTTCCTTCTCTCATCTGTAAACTTACCAGATTCATACCAAAGCTTTATAGCATATCTATAAACCGCTAAATTAATTACACAAAGTAAAGGGAAAGATAAAGGATGTCCCATTAGTTGTCCTTCGGAAAGGTTAACTATACGGGGTCCAGGTACCATTTTCCCTAACTTTGATGACCACACCTCATTAGCTACATCCTTTAAATCAGGATAAATTGCACGCCCATTCATCAACGATTGCAACCCTAACTCAAAGTCGGGGCAGCCTTCTAAAGCTGAAAAGGCAGCATAAGATGACTCTTTTTTCAAGAGATCAGTAGCTTTTGAATAATCAACACTATTGAACACGGTTAATAATCCACGACAATTATGATAGATTTCTCGGACTCGCTCTGTTAAGTCATCATGCTTCATTGTACTAGCACGATTATTCTTCCAACAACTCAGTAAGCCACCCTGCAGAGGTTGTAAAGCAGTATAAAGGTAACCATCTCCTAAGGAGACGGTCCTAAACTTCCCAGGTTCCGCTATCGCAGAAACCTTTACATCTAATGCAGGTCGGTAAAAGTTACCCGAATCATCAATGGTTCCTCGAAGATTGTTCTTTGTCTCACGACATGACTCTCTATACTCATTGGATCGCCAACTATTCACAAAATTCACGAGGTAAGGTAACTTACCTATTTTGTTAATCTGTTGGTCGAATCCTTCAGTGCGGGAACTTAAAATTAATTCAGGTGATGAAAACAAAGATTTTGAACCACCCATCTTACGGTTAGCCTGAATACAGGCATGACCAGAAGGCATGAAACGTGTACGAGGTGTTTCCTTGAGGTCTCTAAAGACCTCGCGAGAAACTTCCTTAATAGTACTACGTAATCTATGCGGGATATCCCCATGGAATGTTGTTAGATTTTGGATATGTTCTTCCAAAGCCTTGATTTTGTTCTTCTCAGACATATCCGGCCAATTTTTCTTAATTCCTTTTTGAAGGGAATAACAAAAAGATTGGTTTCTACGGATGATCATTCGATTAACAAATCTTAAACAATAACCTGAAAACAAGTTATGTTTAATAAAATCAGGCTTAATTGGTAGATTCTTATCTCCAAAAGCTTTGCACAAAATTGTATCAATCCCATGTTTTATAAAGGATTGTTCTTTGTTATCATCATTACCCTCATAAGAAATTATCCTCTTAGCAGTTTTCCGCATAGAGGATATAAATCTAAGATAATCTCGTTTTTGTTTAAATATAGTTCCATCAACGGAACATTTTTGCAATACGAAAGGCCATATCAATGACCGGACTAATTTGACAACGGACGCACTCGCATCCAGGCCTTCAATTATAAGTTGAAGACTAGAGGAAACGGAGCATTCTGCGTTAATTAGAGAATATCTAATCTCAGAACACCCCATAACAGTGACTTCGGTGCCACCATCCGCCTTAAGCGGGGCACCCAAGGAAATTGTTGGAGACGACACCTGGTAATCCGAATACTCATGAG